AGGGTTCGGCATGGCCTAGCTCGGCAGGGCAGGCAAGGCACGGCATCGCGCGGCACGGCTTCGCGTGGCTGGGCAGGCATGGCGTGGCATAGCTAGGCCTGGCGCATCCAGGCAGGCTAGGCACGGCTTGGCGGGGCGAGGCTCGGCCAGGCAGGCAAGGCGCGGCTTGGCGGGGCAAGGCTGAGCTAGGCAGGCATGGCATGGCGAGGCTCGGCGGGGCACGGCCCGGCAAGGCAGGCGCGGACGCAGAGGCGGCGGACCCCTCGGGGACCGTCGCCTCTGTCATGCGCCCGCGCGCCTACCGATCTCCACCCCTCCACCGCCTTAGCCTCCGGGAAGGTCTGCACCCGGCCGGAAGGCGACGATCGCGATGGCGCAACGCTGGCTGCCCGCGCTGCGCGCCCGCCTGGAGACGAAAGGCCTAGCCGAACGCGTCCGATCGCAGTCCGTCACCTACTCCGTTTCCGGCCAGCCGTACGTCAACCGGTGGAACGTCGACAGGGCCGTTCGCGAGGGCTTCCAGTCCAACCCGTGGGTGTTCCGCGCGGTCGAGGTGCTCTGCTACACGGCGTTGAAACGGCGCATCGTGCTGCGCGAGGGCGACGACCCGGACAACGGGCCCGAGCTGACCCTGGCCAACGATCCCTCCCGACTGCTGTTCTGCCTGAACCGCAGGTCCAACCCGTGGGAAGTCGCGTCGATCTTCCGGTATCGGCTGATCGCGCAGTACGTGCTGAGTTCGAAGGGCGTCTACATCGAGGTCAGCCGCTCGCGCGCGGGACGCATCGCCATGCTGTCCCTGGTCGACCCGGACCTGATCGACGCCGTGCCCAGCCCCGACAACCCGATCAGCAGCTTCCAGATCAGAACCACCGGAGACACCGGCGGGCACCTCGACCCGCTGCCCCCGTTCGACCCGGAAGACGACGACCAAACCAACTCGATCCTGTGGGTGCGCAGCCCGCACCCGACGATCATGACGCAGGGCATGTCGCCGATGGAGGCGGCCGGGCTGTCCGTCGACCTAGACCGCTACGCACGGTTGTATAACCGTGACTACATGCAAGCGGGCGGGCGGCCGGGCGGCATCCTGTCCGTGCGCGGCACCATCGACCCGGACACGCTGAGCACCCTGCAACACCGGTTCAACCACGACACCCGCCCCGGCGAGACGAGCGCGATCAGCGCCGACGCCATGAGCTACGCCGACCTGTCCACCGCCCCGCGGGACATGGAGTGGGGCGGCACCATGGACCGGATGCGCAAGGAAGCGTCGATCATCTTCGGCGTGCCCGAGAGCCTGATGGGCGACGCATCCGGGCGCACATTCGACAACGCCGACGCCGAGTACGCCATCTTTTTGGAACATCGGTTCGCCGGTCTGATCGGCATGCTCGACGACCAGCTCGACGTGCTCACCGGCGGCTACGCCGATGACCTGTGGCTGCGTCACGACATGAGTGACCTGTGGGTGCTCAAGCGGCACCGGCGCGCCGAAGAGGACCGGATGGCGGCCGAGCTGGACCGCGGAACGATCACCATGAACGAGTACAGAGAGTTCCTGCACCTGCCCGCGATCGACGCCCCATGGGCGCGGGTGCATTGGTTCCTGCCGGGCAAGGCGGCCGGGTCCGACGGGGACGCCGGGGACGCCGAGGCGGCGGCCAAAACCCCGATCCTGTCCCCTGGCGCGGGCGGCCCGCCCGAGGGCGATCCGGGCCTGGCCGCGCAGCAGGGCGCCGCGCAGGGCGCGGGCATCGCGTCGTTCAACTCGCAGACCAACGTGGCCCGGGCGCGGCTGGCCGGGCGCGAACAGCTCCGCCTGGCCGCGGCCGACCCGGACGGCCTGGAGACGGGCGCGGTAGGCGACGTGGAGGGTAAGCAGGGCCGCGCGCACCAGCGGGCTCCGTCGTGGCGCTGACCCCGCCGACCTGCCGGAGCTGACCGCCAGTACCCTCGCCGTGCGCGAGGCCCCGCCGTCACCCCCGCACGGGCCCATCCGGGACGCGCTGGCCGAGGAGGCGGCGGCCCGCGCCGAGCGCGCCGAGCACGTGCTGACCGACGCCATCGACCGCTGGGTGCAGCGGGTGACCGGGGTGGTGGCGGCCCGGCTGCGCGGCCCGCGGGCCCGCCGCGGCACCCGACACTGGTCCGATCGGGTGAAGTCGGCGGATTCTTGTCCTGATTCCGTGGGCTCGCGCTCTATGGCTCATCTAAGAGAGGGCAACGGCCGCGCCGGTACAACTTCTACAACTTCTGCCAGCGGGCTGGAACTCAAGGCGCTGGACCCGGACTACCTGGTGCCGGACCCGCTCATCGCGGAGATCACCGATGCGCTGCGCCCGGCCGTGGAACGGGTCGCGCACGAGGCGGCCGGGAACGCCACCGCGCGCATCGTGGGCGGCACCTCGCGCACCGGCGGCATGTTCGCCGTCGACGAGCACCTGCTGGGGTCGCTGATCGAGGACGCGCTGGGCGAGCTGCTGGGCGGCGCGCAACGCTACGCGGGCGAGCTGCGGGCGGCCATCGTGGAGGGCGAACGCGACGGGCTGCCCCTGGACGAGCTGCTGGACCGGGTGGAGGAGGCGGCCCGGCGCGGCGGCAACTGGCTGCGCCTCAACGGGCGCACCCTGGGCACCGCGCTGGCCGGGCAGGCCACCCTGGCGCAGGCCCGCGCGCTCGGCGTCACCACCACCCAGTGGATCAGCCGCCGCGACGAACGGGTGCGCCACAGCCACCGGGTGGCCGACGGGCAGGTGCGCCCGGTGGGCGAGCCGTTCACCGTGGGCGGGTTCGCGCTGGAGTATCCGGGTGACCCGTCCGGGCTGCCCGCGACCGCGGCCGTGGTGCACAACTGCCGGTGCGGGCTGCTGCTGGCCGACCCGGCCGACACCTTCCTGGCCGCCCTGGTGGACATCGGGGAGGCGGCCCGCACCGACGACCAGCCGCACGCGCACGCGCTCCTGGAGGCCGCCGCGGCGAGCATGACCTACGCGTTCCCGCGCCCCGAGGACGAGCCGGACACGGTGACCGCGATCGTGCGCGTCCCCGAGGACGTGGTGGCGTGGCGGGGGTTGGACGCACCGCTGGAGGTCACGCCCGGCCAGCAGGTGCTGCTGCCCTCCGGGCTGGCCCTGGCGCTGTCCCGGCCCGCACAGGCGGGCGCGGACATGCTGGCCGTGCTGATCCCGGCGACCACCGAGGTGGGCGTGGCGGGCGGCGCGCTGGTGCTGCTCGAACCGGCCACGCTGGCCGTGCTGGCCGTCGGTGCGGCCGGGGTGCAGGGGCAACTGCTGGCCGCCGCGGCGTAAGGGCGGGCCCGGGACGACAGCCCCCGAGTTCCTGCCGTCCCGGGTGGGTGGGCCACACCCGGCACCGAGGACTGTCCCCCCTGTGCCCCAGGGTTACCCGGCACTGTAACCGCGACCAGCCCGGTAAGGGTGGGCGGTAGCCGACATGCTGCGGGCGGTCACCCGAACAGCAGAAGACCCCGCCGGATCTCGCCTACCCGGCGGGGCCGTCTCCACCCACGTCTGCCACCGCTCACGCGCACGCAGCGAGGCCGAGCATAGGGCACGCCGCGCGCCGCCCCGATCATCCGCCCGCGATGGGCGACGATGACGCCGTGACCGTCGCCACGCTGCCTCCCGAGCTGCTCGCGCTCGCGCGGGCGCTCGATGCGTTGCTCACCGACCTGCCCGCCGACGAGGGCGGTGACGACGAAAGCGGCGGCGACGAGAGCGCCGAGCACGAGCCGGTCGACGAGGACGACCTGGAACACAAGCTCGACGACGACGAGAGCGACGGAGCCGAGAAGGCCGCGCCCGGCGACGTCGAGACCAAGAACAAGGTCGCCTCCGACGCCGGGGCGGCCCGCTACGGGCTGCCCATCGGCACCGAGCTGGGCCAGGCCCGGGACCAGCGGGCAGCCGAGGCGCAGAACGCGCCCGGCGCCCGCGACCTCTACAACAAGCTGATGTCCATGCCCGCCGCGCAGCGGGCCAAGTTCATCGCCGGGCTCTCCGACGACGACGCCGAGAAGCTGACCCGGGCCACCTACTCGACGCGCACCTCGAACCCCGACGTGGTGGCCGCCCGCAACCTGCTGGCCACCCACCTGGCCAAGCGCGGCAAGGACGTCCGGGACTTCGGCGCGCTCGGCGGCGGCCCCGGCAAGGGCAAGGGCGGGGCCGGGCAGGGCGGCGGCGGCAAGGCGCGCACCGCGGGCAAGGCCCGCACCACCGCCCCGAAGAAAGACAAAGATCCAACTTGGGTCGGCAAAGAGGACTGGGAGGCCCGGCGGCTGCGGCGCACGAAGCTCGGCCTGATGGGCAAGGGCAACCCGCCCGACGCGCGCACGAAGCGCGGCGAGGGCGGCGCCATGATGCGCCTGACCACCTACGCGGATGGCTCGTGGCAGTACAAGGCAGCGGAGGGGGACGGCGTGCAGACCACGGACACGGCCGACGAGGCGGAGGTCAAGCGGCAGTTCACCGCGGCCCAGCGGGAGAAGGCGCACACCATCCCCGGCACCGACGCGTTCCCCATCGAGTCCGAACAGGACCTGCGCAACGCGATCTCGGCCTACGGGCGGGCCAAGGACAAGGCCAAGGCCAAGGCGCACATCATCACGCAGGCCAAGCGGCTCGGGCTGACGAAGCTGCTGCCCGACGGCTGGCTGTCCGACACCGGTAAGGACGCGTGGGATGACGTGATCGAGTTCACCGACGGCGGCGGCGACGTCGAGGAGAAGCGCACCACGACGCCGCCGTCCAAGACGCGCAAGGCGCAAAGGGCGGGCGCCACGATCGGCAAGGACAAGAGCGACGACAAGGACGGCGGCGACGAGTACCCGATCAAGACGGTCGGCGACGTCGCGGCGGCGATCAAGAAAGCCAAGGCGATCAAGGACCCGGAGCGGCTCAAGATCGTCAGGGCGCACATCCGCGCGGGCGCCGCCAAGATCAACTGCTCGAACATGATCCCCGGCGACTGGGGTGGCGGCGGCAAGGACAAGGGCGGCAAGGGCAAAGGCTCGGGCAAGCCGTGGGAGAAGTCGGCCGACGTCGATCTGTCCACGATGGACCCGGTCGAGCTGGCCGCGCTGATCGAGGCGAAAGTCATGAGCCCGAATCCGGGCGCCACGAAACTGCGCGAATACTGGGCGCACGGCAAGGGCCGCAATAAGTGGCGCCCGGGCACGGCGGGCGATTTCGACCGGCTGCGGCGGCACCTCGCGAAGTACGTGCCACCGCATATGCTGAATGGTCTCACCGCGAACATTCACCGACTCGCCACCGGGAAGTGGCCGGGCCCGG